TAATTAATTATTAACTATCTGCAAAAGGTGTTGCTTCAGTACCTGTACCGATTAACACTGCTTCTACTAGATAAACATTGTCTTCAAGTGCAGTAATAGTAACCGTGCTACCTTTATCTCCACCTGTAGTTCCACCGTTCATGCTGATAACATCATTAGTTGCTCCTGGAACAAATGTATTGTTAGTTCCATCTGCTACGTTTACAACAGTTGCGTGACCAACAAATTTGTCAGTTCCGTCTGTTTTGATATCGCAATCAGTTGAATCTGTACCTACAAAAAATTTGTAGACTGCACCTAAGTGATTGTCCACGTTAGGGTCATTGTCTCCAGCTGATCCACCTTTGCTATCTGCTTTGATTGTTGGAAGTGTAATTGCACCATCTGCATCATTTACTTTGATAACTTTACCTGCGTGAGCAGCAAAAGTTAAAGTAGTTTCTGCTGTGATGTTCACAATTGAATCAGGTCCTGCAGTAACAAATCCTCTTTGAGATTTTACTGGTCCTGAAAATGTAGTTTGTGCCATGTTTATATCCTCCTAGTTTTCCGAATACAGTCTCTAGGCCGTCGACTATACGCGTCTGTATTCTAAAATAAATGTATAGTAACAAAACTATATACTACATTTTAGTAGAGCGCAAGAGAGCCTGTAATGTGAATGAGATTTATTCAACGATGTAGCTTTTTATTAAGTAGCTACAGAAACTTGTGGTTGCGAAGCCTCTATCTTATTTTCTGCATCAGCTTTTTCTGCTTCTGCAAGTTTGATCTGGCTAATTACTTCTCTGACCTTTCGATCAATTTTAACCATATCGAGAGT